TTGTTGCAACGCAACCGCCGTTGTCGAACTCTTTAAAATCCGGGGCTTTGCCCGTATTTCCCAATAATGTAACCTTGTTTACACTCATAATTATTTGAATTTAATACCATCCAACAAATACAATTTCTTATTATCAGACCAACCCGCCGCCATGTTTAAGGCTTTCCGGTCGTCGTCGTGTACAAACTCGCAATACCATGAATTGCCGCTAACGTTCGCTTTTTCTTTCAGTCGTACCAATTTACCAACAATATAACGGGCAAATTTGGCGTACCCGCTAACCTCGGATATATGAATAATGCGACGTTCGGCGTTTATTTTTGGCAATTCTTCGATTTGGGGGCGTTTTTCCTCGGCGGGGTATCTTTGTACCCTCTGAAAGTCTTTTTTGATTGACGACCGGGAAATTGCCCCAAAATCGGGGGTTCTCTTTTTTGTTCTCATTAACTTAACCTTAATTGTTGATATTCGGATTTAAGTAACTCAATCAACCGCATATTTGCCGGGTAAATTCTCATTCGTTCCCGGTCGCCATTCTCCCAACGGTTATGGCTTTCAAAACAAAGGATATTGATATTGCGGGGGTCGTGCGCCATTTCCGGGTATGCCCCACGGGTCAAAATGTGGGAACAATAGACGGCGGAATAATTCGCCAACGGCTTTAATGTTTCCTCGCATCGGTGCGGCTTATGCTCCCAAACCCAACGGAAAAAGCGTTCATTTGCCGCCATGATATTTGCACCCCGTCCCGTAATACAATGCCCGAACAATTCCCGTTGTATCTCAACCCTCAAACGAATATCCATTTTAAACAACTTAATGTCTAATAATGGTTGATAGCCACGTGATACAACATAATTATAACTTTCTCGGTCGTCTATAATAATCGTTTCCATACAAAACCATTATAATTTTTTGTTTTACCATCTAAGTTTTTACAAATACCTTTCCGTAAAAATCCGCTTTTCTTTGCTTCGGCAAATGATATATACGTTTTTATCAAATTTCCGTTCAAATCATATTGCGCCAATCCTTTTGCGGCGTAATGCGGTTTATTGTTCAATATGCGCTTTAGTTTATCAACCGTTACCGGGTTATTACTATTTTCCTTTGGTGTAACCCAACGCAAATTG